CCCTATAGTGCGGGTATAGCATGCGCTACCTCCTTGTAATTGTTGAACATGGAAGCGTTATGGTCTGCAAGATACCACCGCAACCCAGGCAGCGCAGATTCCGCGTCCGCTAGCGTATTTACCTCCCACGGCACGTTGTCATGGGTGTCGATGTGAGCGATAGCGCACCGTTTTACTTCCCGGTAAAGCCGGTAGACTTTATCCTTCGGCACAACCATGAGGCTACCGCAGAACCGCCAGCAGGGGAAGAAGTCACTTACCATTACCCCCTCGCGCTCCCAGCACCCGGGGATGGCGAAGTCGTTTGGTTCGACGGCTTCAAGAAACCGCTGCACTACCTGAGCCGTAACCCCCGGCAAGCGCGCGATACCATAGTCGATCCAGATATACGTCTCGGCGGGGTACTTGATGGCAGCCTTCATCAACCACCCGAACTTCTGGTGATTGACGCAATGGTACGCCAGCGAGTTCTTAGCCGGGTTGTCCCCTCCCGAGTGCGAAGGTTTGCCCCGAAGCTTACGCAGGTGCTTCGATAGCCAGGTTTCCTCTACCGTTTCGTAGAACGGCATAACGGTGCAATCCGCTGCAACGCAGTCGATCTTACCGAAAAGTTCCCCCAGCTCGCCATACTCCTTTGGCGAACGCGTGTGGTTCTTGATGGGGATATAGCCGGTAACGACTACTTTTTTCGGCATACGAAACCCCAAACTTCGTCAGGTCGTACCGTCGCCATGCGGGCTTCTTCGTCCTTGTATCCGTACGAGATCATAAGGTTTCCTTGGTTCCAGCACATACCCCCAACAAACTCGATACCCCGTTCGTGAAAGAAAAACGGCAGGGAGAACTTGGCTGTCTTGAACTCATCGTCGTACCAGACGAACCTGTGAATGTAGTACCGAACAGCCTTACCCTGGAAATGCCGTGCCTCGTGCGTGATCGCAAGCCACCCCTCCTTGAATGGGATAAGCTGCGACGACCCGCTGATGTTATCGGTGGCTACGCCAAGGTCGTACTTCCGCACGGTAACGCCGTTCGTATCCACTAATTCGCCCGGGCGCCACATGAAGTGGATGCCGCTCGGCAAAACGACAGGAGCCCAGTTCTTCTCGGTCTGGCGCGGCGTACGGAGCATGCGCTTCATGTCGGTATGCACAAACCCGTTCTCACCGGGCAGCAAACGGGTTAACACCTGCTCGCAATTACCGTCCGCGTGGAGTTGCCGTACCGTGGACGAAGACCACAACAGGCCGTCCCAGTGTATCAGCCGCATGTCCTCGAAGCCGATAACGAGCGGCCACTCGCAGGGCATATTAGGTGGGTTAAGCACTTCCGCGGGGTGCCCCCACCCATGGAGGCCCATGGACATGATAAAGTTGCGCGTGTTGATCGGGTTTTCCCCATTTGCCGTTCCATCCGTGCCCCGGATCAGATACCGCCCTTCTTCGTCAATCCGGTAGTTCACGCACCGGATATTCACCACAGGGTACCCGTTGGCTGAGGTAACGCTGGGGTTCATCGCGATCCAGTTATCGGGCGGTTCAAATGGGATACGTTCCCACCGAAACGATGGGCAGAAGTGCGAAAGCGGCTCCAGGTAGTGAATAATGTTGTCGCGGGCCCCGTGTTTTACCCAGTCATACGGCCCCTTGTTCATCATCAATTCGCTGCACGCGTCGTACCCGGTCTGCTTCTTGCCCTCTACGTAGAAGGCAGATATAGAAACTTCCTCCTTCACCCCAACGTCGTAAACGAAGTTATTGACGAACAGCGCGTCTTTGGACAGCGGCGTATCAACCGCCAGCATGGCTGCCGTCATCGCCAGCCAGTTCCTCCCCTTCTCACGGCAATCCTTCGCCAGATCGTACATCGACTCGGCACGGGTGGGGCGCATGTCGTGGGCGAGTAGCAGGTTACCGATAAACCCTGCATCGTCCCCCAAGTCCTTCAAACAGTGGGCGTAACACAGTTGTGCGTTCCACACCTCCTCGTCCCAGCCCCCCGCCGCCACCCGCTTCTTGTACCACTCGGCAGCGGAGGCGTACTCGCCGGCGTCCCGGTACGACTGCGCCAGATAAAACATGGCGCGTTCGTTCTTCGGGTCTTTCTTCAGATCGCCAAGCAGGAGCCGGATGTCGCGCTTGAACTTATCGGGCCGGTTTGAACCGTCTGCGTGGTCTTTGAAATAAGCTACGTTTTCCTCGATCAAGCCCGCAGTTGCAATATCAAGATATTCATGAGTTGCTCCACGGTAGCCCCCAGTAACACCAGAATGGATAAGCCTGCGGTTCTGGTAGTGGGTGGTCCCGGCAACCTGATACATGTCATAGCTAGGGCCGTCGCGGCTCGCCATGAACTTGTCTTTATCGAGGACGACAAGCTCCATGTCAGCGTCCATGAGAAGGAAATAGTGCACTGGCTTGGACCTATTTAAGCCGCGTGCCAAATCCAACGCGGCGTTGCGCGCCTGTGACCAATCCTCAAACGGAGCGTCTCTGATGATATGCGACAGCCCGTGCTTTATAGCGAAAGCGCTAATAAGCTCTTTCGTGTTATCTGTGCTTCCGGTGTCAAGAATGGCTACGCTTTTGATATACGGCAGGGCGCTCTTCAGGGCGCGTTCAATGCGCGCCTCTTCGTTGCGAACTATCATATTCAAGCCTAAGCGCATGGGGTCACCAATGAGAAGGGGCCGCTTTCACGGCCCCTAATAACGCAACTAAAGCAACTATGTCAATCCCTAGTAAAAACCGGTAGCGCCGTACAAACCTGCGGAGAACGTAATGACGCCGTGGTTAATCCACATCGCCCCTTTGACTTGGGGGTCGGTAGTGGGCGCAACATAGACAGTGTTCTGGATCGGGCCGATGGGGCCTTGCGGGCCCATGTACAGATATCCGCCAGAGTTGCCTGAGCCACCCGTCCCAATCGTGGGTTGCTGTGTGACATACCCACCGGTCGGACCGGTTTTCCCGGTCGGACCAGTGCAACCTGTGTTACCAAAGGTACCGGTCAAACCGGTCGGACCAGTGGGACCAGTCGTGCCGGTCGCAGTCGGATTTGCACCCGCCGCACCGGCAGGACCTGGAACCGTCGGGCTACCCAGATACCCAGTGCCGCCGGTGATACCTGTGTATCCCGTGTAACCAGACGGGCCGGTCATTCCTTGAGGCCCAGTCAGTCCGGCATAGCCAACGGGGCCGGCAGCGCCCCGAATCCCGCCTGCGGGGCCCGTAGGGCCCATGAACTGGAACGAGCCAGTCCACCCGCCTGTCCCAGCGGTAGAAACCTGAGTAACGAAGACCCGCGTCCCACCCGTCGGGCCGGTAGGGCCAGTAGTAGAGCCACCACCGGCAGGGCCAGTGTTTCCGGTCGGGCCTGTCGCGCTGCCCTCATTAAGGACCTGCGCGCAGTACGCGAGCACTTGCGGGATAGTGTTATCGTCGTATGTGTCAGGAAGCGGAGGGTCAATCGGGAATGTGGCCATATTACCCTGCCGAAACAGTTAGAGTGCCAGCGTTCGACCAAATCTGATTAACAACGTGCGGATCAGAAGTCGGCGGCTTGAACACAAAGAAGGACACTCCGGTCGGCCCCGTAATACCAGTTAGACCAGGAGCACCAGCCGGACCAGAGGAACCAGTCGGACCACGCGCCCCCGTGACACCTGTGGGGCCGGTCGGACCTGTTTTACCTGTCGTCCCGCCTATCGCGCCGGCGGGGCCGGTTGGGCCGGTAGAAGTGCCCGCTACCGGCGTTCCACCGGTTGGGCCGGTTGGACCAGTAACCGTGGGGCCAGGGGCACCAGCTAGACCAGTTGGGCCGGTCGCGCCAGTAGAGCCGGTACCGCCAGCAACGCCCTGAGCGCCGCCAGACGACCCGGTAGGCCCTGTTACCGTTCCAGTAGGTCCAGTCGCACCCGCAACCCCGCCGGGGGCGCCGGTGGGCCCGGCGTTTCCGGTAGACCCACTATAAGTTCCAGCATTGATTTCGTCCACGACCTGCTTAAGGATCGGGCCGATCATATTTGGGTCGTAGTGCGGGGAGACTAGAATATTACGGGCCATGCTGCCACCTTACCCCGTCGAAACTTTAGGAGTGCCTGCGTCGTTCCAAGCCAGCCCGGAAACGTGCGGATCAGACGTAGGCGCGATAAATAACGTAACAACAGTCCCGCTAGGGCCGGTCGGGCCGGTCGGGCCGTAAGGCCCCACAACACCGTCGGCGCCAGTGACACCCGTCGGACCAGTCGGACCCGTGTTACCCGTATTACCGAACCAGCCCGTCGTACCGGTGGCCGCGCCAGCGGGACCGGTCGGACCCGTCACACCGTTATAGGGGCCGGTCGGTCCAAGCGCGCCAACAGGGCCGGTATTGCCGGTTGGGCCGGTATTGCCGGTCGGCCCAGTCATCACGCTATAACCTTGCGGCCCGCGCGGGCCGTCTGGACCTGTATTTGCACCCGTCGGTCCGGTCGGCCCCGTGGGGCCAGGAGCACCGGCAGGGCCAGTCGTTCCGGTCGTCTGTCCAGTAGCGCCTGTGTTACCAGTGGGATAATTCGCAGCGCCAGTAGCACCAGCAAGCGCCTCAACCACGAGCTTAAGCGTGGGACCGATTTTGTTACGGTCGTAATTGGTGCTGGACAATATGGCCATATTCGACCCTTTGAATTAGTCACGCCGACATTATGTCGGAGGGGTTACGACTTCGTTACCAAGCCAAAATGGCTCCGGCAACGACTGCCAAATATCCGGCGGGAGTATGGTCGGGCGGTCCGAGTACTCAACCTTCGGCTTCAAGGTATGCATCCCAGGAGTTGAGAGTTCCTTATCGAACTGTTCTGACCCCGGGACCTGCTGAATAGCGTCAAACTGATAGTTGTGGGGGGGTAGATATAGGGTGGCAGCTAGGTCATCCATAGTTGCCTGCGGGAACCGCGCCAGGTTGTCATAGTTCACAAGGACTAGCCTGTCGGCATGGGGGCCGTAGTACGCTGACCGGAGCGCGTTCAAGGCGTAGCCCAGCACCCCGGTGGCGCACATAACCTCGGATACTCGGTCATAGATCGTAGTATTGGTCCGCGACCCATAGACGACGCTAAGGTCCATAGGATTGGCCTGGAACAGTTGCTCGAAGCTGTCCACAATCGCGGCGGGGGAACGAACGCAGCATACTACCTTGCACTCTGGGAATAGTTTGGCAAGGAGGGCAATATTGGCTGTCCAACGGCGGTTATTATCGAAAATAACACTGCCGCGCTGATGGTCCTTATAGTAGTTTGTAAATAATCCACACAGCATATCGTGGCGTTGCTTATCAGTTATAAAACTCCTCGACTCATTACTTGGTCCCATTGCCCGTAACCCATCTACTACAATATGCCCGAGCGGGGATGCTATAGAAGAATAACAGGCGGGGTTCTGGTTCAGGATAGACGCGAGGAGCGTGGAACCGGCACGGGGGAGGCCGCTAATAAAGTGATGTCTCAACCGCCTATTCCTGCGCTAATAGGTTTCGCTCCTGCCCCAGGTTGAGAGCCAACTAGGTGGGTTTGTGGGCCCCCTTGTCCCTGAAGGGGGCCCTGTTTTGTGCCCTGCCCCATCGCAGCATTCTGGGCGGGTGACCCGGGTCCTTGTCCAGACCCGGGGGTGCCACCACTCCCAGCCCCAGGAAGTGTTCCAATGTGGGTCGGACCACCCTCGGGCATTCCTATTTGCGCAGCAATTTCCCCCGCTGTCAACTCTTTAGTTATCGTCTGGATACCGGCTTCCACACCGCGAGCTACGCCTTTCTGAACCTGCTCCATAACTGGCCCCTGGGCCTGCTGCTGTTGTTCCGCCTTCTGCATCTGCTCCAGTTGATCGTCGGACGGCACAACCTCTTCGCCGTTGAGGCCGATGGTCTGGGACACCGCCCGAAGCACCGCGCCGCGCCCCTTGATGCCCACGATCTTCTGGTCGGTCGGATTCATGGTGGCCTGCAGGAACTCGATCTGCCGCTGGCGGATCGTCTCCCGCTGGATCGCCACGTTGACGCCCAGGACGCTGATGCTCTCCTCCCCGGTCAGGATACCGGTAGTGTCGGTGAGCAGGATCAGATCAGATAGTTGGAGAAGCGCGGGTTCGATTACATCGCGGTCGATGTTAGCCGAGACGCTCTGCAAAATCTTCGAGGCGTTACCCATCAGCATAGCCAGACCGCTGGCTGTCCGTCCGGCACCGCCACTAGACCCTGACCCACCGACATATTTAGGGATGGCGCTTACGTCATCCGCAATCTCGACAAAGGACTGGTAAACCTTGATAAGGCTGTCCGAGTTGCTGGTTGGCATGAAAAACGAGATCGGCGGCTGGGCATTGTTGCCCACCGGGTCGTTCCGCACATGCCACCGCTTCCACGGGTACAGGTCGGCATTCGCCTCGTCCGGGGTTATCCGGTCGTCGTTGACGACAACCTGCGGGCCCGACGATATCGAAAGGTTGTTGATAAGAGAGCGAAGCGTGGCATTGGCGGCCTCCTGCATATCGGAGAGCAAATCCACAAGGGAATTGCCAACAGGGGTACCAGGAACCTTCTCAAAACTGGTAATGAAATAAGGGTGCCGCTGGCGGGGGCTGGGCGACAAATGCGCCTTGATGACATGAGTTCCGATACACCAAACCTGTACGGAATAATCACGCAACTCATCAGGCACAGCAAGACCATAATCCTGAAGTATTCGGCCTTGGACATTCCCGTTGTACTCCATCATGGTGATCATGGCGGAGCGGTTCCAAGCCGGATTCTCCCGGCTCTCTAGGACCGCCCGCTCTGCGTCCGTCGTATCCCACGCATCGTATAGACCCCCACGGCCATACTCGTCCAGAACCGCCCGAATTTCATCCTGGTTGTAACCGGGCAAGTCCAGGAGATCATTAAGCTCTCCACGCGTAATACGAAGTTTCTCAATAACCTCGGCATTCTCGATATCCGCCACCCCGGGGGTAAACCATAGATCGAACGGGGATACCCGGTTCCATGTCAGCGTGGGCTTCATCTTGACGGACGGCTGCCCGCCACCCGGGAGCCACGTAACCGTGGGCACTACCTTAACCACAGGACCCTTGAGGGCCGCAAACGTGAATACCGGCAGATCGACCAGAAATTCAGCGATAGCGTGATAAAACCCCCCAGCCCGGAGCATATCCTCGATCTTGTCTTCGCTGTCGCGGGCCTGCTGTTCCGCCTTCTTCTTCGCAGCGTCCTCGGCGCTCTCAATGAGAGATGTCCGGCGCTGCTCCATATCCCCGCCGGAGGGCGGGCGCCCCAACGTCTGGGCTACCTGCTGGCCCTCCTGTTGAATGAGGGTATTTATAGACTGAAGGATTTCCGGGGGGATATCCGGGCTGGCCGGAGGGCGAATCGCCCACGGGCGATCCTGGGACAGGTAAATGTCCCGCAGGAGGGACGACGCCGCCCG